TAATACCGCACTTGGATACGCTACTTTATTCAGTAACACCACTGCTACTGGAAATATTGCGGTGGGATATGGTGCTCTTTACTCCAATACCACAGGTTTCCAGAACGTAGCACTCGGAGTTGATGCTGGTGGGGCAGTTACGACAGGCCAAGAGAATACGTTCCTTGGACAAAAGGCAGGTAACTATCTCAACACGACGACAACAGGAACCGCTAACGCTCTAGTGGGCGCATACGTGAGAACTGATGGCGCAGGGACTAATTTTGCATCAGGTCTTGGTTATAACATAGAGTGCGCTGGTGGATACACAACTCTTGGTCAAGGAACTAACGACATCCGTGCGGCTCACGGCAACGTGACTTGGGCAACCGTATCAGATGAACGCTACAAGAAAGACATCACTGATGCTACAGCGGGTCTGAGCTTCATCAATGACCTGACGCCTCGTACCTTTAAGTATAAAAACTTAGGTGAGCTACCTGACACCTTTAATGCTTACAAAGAAGGTTCAACGGATGTGTTTAAGAACAGCCGCACGAATCACGGCTTTATAGCTCAAGAGGTTAAGACGGCTATTGATGCCCACCCTGAGATTAAAGATGGCTTTAACATGTGGGATGACCGTGAGGATGGCTCTCAAGAAGTAGCAGAAGCAGCGTTAATACCTGTTCTGGTTAAAGCACTACAGGAACTTTCCGCAAAGAACGATGCTCTTGAGGCACGTATCGCAACACTAGAAGGATAAGACTATGGAACTAACCGCAGAAGAAATTGCACAGAACTACACAGCAATGGGTCACTCCGTTGATTTGTTGAACGCTGGCAAACCAGAGGACATGGAAAATGACGACTGGACAGATACAGTTGCTCGTAATGTTGAGCATCTGCAACTCATGGTAGCTAAAGACTACTGGACAACGGAGAGCATGACCGCCGCAAACGCTGCAATCGCAGCAAACTCTTAACTAAAAGGAGACTTATGATGGGTAAAAATGAAAAGACCCCAATCACAGTCAACGATAAAGAATATCTAATCGACGACATGACTGATAAACAGAAAGCTTTGCTGAACCACGTTAACGATCTAGGGCGCAAAATGGACAACGCTCAGTTTAACTTAGATCAGCTTGCCGTAGGTCGTCAGAAATTCGTTGAGCTATTGGCTGACGCTCTGGAAAATCCAGAAGAAGTCAAAGAGGCTGAAGTCGTAAACTAGGAATACCTACAATGGATAAAAGAACAGTAGCATCTGCACATGAAAGGATTGATGGCTTGGAAAAAGAAGTCATTGCTATAAAAACTGAGGTAAAGATTCAGTTTAAAGATCTGTTCGGTCGTGTGAAACGTATGGAGTCAATCATGTTGGCTGCTACTGGTTCTATCATTGCCCTCTTAGTGGCTGTGCTAACAAAGATGGGTTAGAGTTTAATTGTGGCTATACTCGAAACTATAGCTGCTGCTAATGCTGCCTACTCTGTAATTAAAAAGTGCCTAGAGAATGGCAAAGAAGTTAGTGGTCTTGTTGGTCAAGTCGGTGCGTTCCTCACTGCAGAAGATGAATTAAAAGAAGCGGTCAAGCGTAAGAAATCTAGCCCAATTAGCGCTATCACTGGTGGTTCAGAGGGTGATTGGGAAGAGTTCCAAGCTCTCGAAGATCTGCAACGCAAGCGCAAAGAGCTTGAGTCTTGGTGTAGATTGTATGGCCCACCCGGTACTTGGGATAGATGGCAGCAATACCAAGCAGAGGCGCGTAAGGCTCGACGTGCAGCACAGAAGCAGAGAGAAAAAGAACGCGAAGAAATGATTCAAGCAATAACTGCGGTTGTGTGCGGATTCATTGCTGTTGGTGCAACAGGCGCTGGGTTTTATTGGCTCGGTAAATTTATGGAGAAGTGGTGATGTGGGTATTATTGTGGCTTCATGTAATAAACAACGATGTAACTAGCTATGAGTTAGGTCAGTTTAATTCTAGCAGTGAGTGCATTAGGGCAAAAGATGCTGCCAAAGTATTAATCACTGATATACACACAGTGACTTATTGCTTTGAGGTTAAGTTAAACAAAAAGGAGTCTAAGTAATGGCAACAAAACTAGATGAATGGAAAGTTTTACCGCGTCTTATGATGATGATTATGACGATCATGTACATTCGATGTTTAGAGTGGGCAATATCCCAGCCTGATTTATCTGTATCTCAAGCTGGTCTTATCTCTGTTGTAACTGGTGCTATGACAGGATCGTTTGGCATATGGATGGCAAAGGAAAGTAAATGATTAGTCAAATACTAGGGTCAGTTGGTAATCTTGCTGCTAGTTATATCGATGGCAAGACTGCTGTAAAGAAAGCTGAAGCAGAAACTAAGATGAAGATTGCTACTGGCGAGATCAGTTGGGAGCAAGCTGCTATCGAAGCTAGTTCTGACAGTTGGAAGGATGAGGCTTGGACAATTTGTTTTATAGCTATTGTTCTGGGTAGCTTCATTCCTTGGATGCAACCTTACATGGAGCAAGGCTTCAAGAATCTTGAGGCTGCACCACAGTGGTTTTCTTGGGCAATGTATGCCAGCATAGCTGCATCGTTTGGAATAAGAACAGTAAAAGGATTTAAAAAGTGACCAAACTTTCGGAGACATCAGAGTTTACGATACCTTTAAAAAACCTACTAGCGTTAATTGCTGCAACAGCTATTTCTGTCTGGGCTTACTTTGGTATCATCGAGCGTCTGGCGTTTCTGGAGCATGAGCAAGCTATGCATTGGGAAGAGATTACAGAAAACGATAACTGGATTGACGATTTTAAACCGCCACCAGAGGTAGCTGATGCTATTGCCAGAGTCAGGGCAATAGAAATCAGGCTTAAAGAAATTGAAGTTAAGCTCTATATGGCTGGCATAAAGTAAAGGAAAGACAATGAGTTTTAAATTATCACGAAGGAGTCTTGATAGGCTCGAAGGTGTAGACGAACGAATGGTTGCTGTTGTTAATCACGCAATCACTGCAACTAAAACAGACTTTGGTGTTATCCAAGGTATGCGTACATTGGAGCAGCAAAAAGAATTGGTTGCTAAAGGTGCATCGCAAACCATGAGGTCAAAGCATTTAACAGGTCACGCTGTTGATTTAATGGCTTACATCAATGGGCGTGGCTCATGGGAGCTTAACCTTTACGATGATCTAGCTGATGCTATGAAGGAAGGTGCTGACATGGCTGGTGTTGCTGTGAAATGGGGTGCTGCTTGGAGCGTTGGCGATATACGCAATTGGGATGGCACAATGGAAGAGGCTATGAACTCTTACGTGGATCTTCGTAGATCACAAGGCCGTAGACCCTTCATCGATGGCCCTCACTTCGAGCTCATCACTGGATAACTCTGAGGCTAAAGCTAGGTATCCAATTCCATCAACAAAGCTATCTGGGTGTGCGCCGTTGCATAATCTAGCTAGCTTTAAGTCTGCCATCATTACGCCAACGTGCCATGGTTTAATCTCAATACCTAAGAGTTGTGACCATCGCGCTGCTATGTTCTTAAAGTTATCTTCTGCTTTGCCATAGAGTTTTTGCCTATGGTTGCTGATGATTGATTGAGCTGTGCGGATGGTTGCATCTCTGTTCATTGGTTTTTCTCCTTAAAATATATTTCTGTTATTTGGTCTGCAAAATATTCAGATAGGTTTTGGTATCCTCCATCTATTGTTTCTTTTGCACAGAAGTCTATGACCTCTTGTGACATATGGTTCATGAGCATTTTGTTAATGCTGCCTTTCTTTATGAACAGTTTGTTAAGCATAGAGTTAACTCTGTTAAATTTGTAGTAATCCATTCCTTTGTAATTCATTTGTTTCTTTCTAATGCAGTCTTTCATTAATTTTTTCTCCTCAGTTTTGGTCTTGGTGAAGTGGACGGAATGTCCGTTGCAATACAGCGAATTAACGTGTCGCGTTCGTGTTTGTAGATTGTTTTGTAAAACTCGATCCCGTCAAACATTGCATCGCCGCATTTGCGCTCGCTCTCGTAATATATTTCTGCCTCAAACTGGACGTCTCGCAGTGTGTAGACTATGAGCATCGCGGTGAAGTACTCCATCACTCTGTCTCCTTTATCTCAACGCTTTGGACACGGCGGTTCAACGCAAACGCGACGTATGATAAATCCCGTTCCAATTCATACAGCGCATCGCGCTTCTGTTTGGAGGGGTGAGGCTCTTTATACATACGCTTCCACCATGTCGCGCCTAGTTGATAGTTAGGCAGCTTCACCGTAGCCAGAGCAAACGCCTCTTGAAAAATAGCTTGCACGTCATCGCGCTCAAAGAACGCTTCCGCCTCGGCATGAGCCTCGGCAATTGGTTTCAATTCCCTGTTCATGCTTCTGCAGTCTCTCATTTGTTTCTCTCCGCTAATTGCAGAAGTGCAATGCACTCCTCTATGTATTGTTTAAGGTTATCTCTGCTTCTGGTAACTGCGTCTTCTTTGAGAACAGTTAGTTTTTTATTCAGCATCTTGAGTGCTTTGTTACCTGTGTCGTTCATGCTTCCTCAAAATTTCTGTGAAATAAACTAATTTTGTAACCTAGACATAGTTATGTTTCACTTAAAAAAAGGGCGGAGCCGAAGCCCCGCCAGTTACAGGCGAACCCTGTCAGATGATTAGAATGGAATCTTATCATCCTCAAAGGGTTCAAGGTTGATCTCATTCGCTGTCTGTCTGTTTTGCTGTTTGTCTGAGACATTGAATGTCATGTATGGCTTATCGTCTTTCATCTTACGCCAAGCTGCAAGTCTTCGTGTTTGATTGAATGGGCCAGTATAATCTGGCGCTGCGTCGTTGCCTTTCTTGTCATTCTCAAACAGAACTCCAACCTTTTCATAGACCTCGATGATTGTACTGCCATCGCGTGTCTGATCTTTAACTAAGGTTATCTTTTGATCTGTGCCTCGATCATTGAGTTTACCTTGAAGGATCAATGATTGAGTTGGAAATGGTGCAAAGGCTGCGCCTCTGTCTGTGTTGTCGTATTCTTCTGCCATGCTTCTGGCTCCTTTGTTAAAGTGTTTTTGTGCAGCTAACATTCTTTTGCTGTGGCTTCGAGATTTATCTTTTCTGTGTCCACAAGATTCCCCTGCTTTAGCTGCGCACTTAGGGCAGGGTAATTGCTGAATCATCTTTCTAGTTATTGTTACCAAGGTTTAGATTTTTTATCGCCACTGTCATACTTGTTGCCATCCATTATTCCAAGGAAGACATGAGCATCACAACCAATATGTGACAGTGCTTTGGTCAGGCCATCAGTGATAGCCATCTTCGGTGCATCCTCTGCCAATCTAACTTTGGTTGCATCAAAGAACTTACGGCATCCAGTGAAGGGGCCGAATTTATTTTCGCGTGAGGTATGCCAGACAGTAACGTGAGCTAGCACTGCGCTATCTCCGTTGCTTACATTGACAACCTCTGTGTTATTATCCCAGCCCCAGCCTATGCCAACAGGCCCGAACTGTTCAGTCATCTTCATGACTTGGTACTGAGGATCAATAGCTGTAAAGCTGCGTGGCCCAAAGCTAATCTTTTTGAGATACTTTGGGTCTGATTCGCAGATCTTATCCCATATGTCCATGTTACTCATTATGTTCTCCTTGTTGTAATGCGTAGTGATCCACGCTTGTCACGTTTGATTGTTAACAGGTCACAGTATACTTCACGTTCATCGCGACCAACCATTGCCTTCAAGTCTTTCTTAGAACTCTCAAACATCTTGGCTTGTTGCTCATGTTCAAGATAGGTATGCGCTGAATCGATGAAGGCATTGTCTGTGCTAGCATTGCGCTTGACCATGTGATCGATCTCGATCTTGTCAATGTTGATCGATGGCGTGTCAACTCCGATAGGCTCACGATCTTCTTCGACATGCCGCCAGAAGTCTGAGACCACTGCCCACATTGATTCAAAGTAATCTTGATCTCGTGCGACATAGGCAGACTCCCACTTGTTGTTGCCGAATATGACTGACATCCAGATACCATCTGCGTCAGCCAGACGAGCATACGTTTGTATCTGTGGCATGTAATACTCGATTACATTGTCCATATTGTTCATGGCATTAGTGTGCTTGGCCTCAACAATATTGCCACCAAACATAGCATCGACTGTACCTTTTGCTGGCACACTGCCTAAGACTTTTTCAAACTCAACTTGATGGCTTGATAATACTGCATCATGTTCAGTCTCAAACCAATTAAGATTAAAGTTTTCAGTGTGTATGCCCATCTGAACAGCAATGTTACGACTAAGATCGTCACTCTCTGCGCGACCTGTCTTAACTTGCCATAGCTCTAGCCAGTGTCCCTGCATAATGCGAACACAATCTGACCCTCCGATAAATCCTGTACGTTTCATTTGGTTCTCCTTGTGTAATTAGTTTACTGCGTATGTGCAGTGTTTGCAACCCACTCATCGTATGGGTGTAGGTCTTCTTCGGTGATGTGATACTCCTCTATTAATTTTTTACGGTGTTTACCTCTCAGGTATAGCTCACCGACAGCGGCCCCAGAGCGAATGCGATTTGCATTTAGCTGGTACGAGTCAGGCAAGTCATCACTTGTGTCTGTACGGGGCTCTGCGTGGCTCTTAGATACCCTTGACATGGCATCCATAAACTCTTTGACCGATGGTACGGTACGTGTCTTCGCAGATTGAGTTACCTCTTTCGCTATGGGGGCGACGAGGGAACTCATCCGCTCCTTAGTTACTTTACTTGGGAGGTTGCGATTGATTGCTTCAATGATGTCCATTGCTACAACTGTGGGCTCAAGATCTCTCGGCATGTTGAAGCGCCTAGCAATGTCAGACTTGAACCATTCCTTTAGGAATAAAATGCGCTCATCATAATTCATTGAGCCAGCCCATAGTCTTGATTGACTCTTTTACTTCGAGCTCAAGGTCATCATCCCAACGCTCACCATTAAGCCAAGTAGATGCATGAGGTGTGAATTGTTTCTCAACACCATTAGCTTCACAGTACTCAGCGTACTCTTTAGCTGCGGAAATGATCTCATTGGCAGATGCTAGCTTGATAGCTCTAGTGAATGCAGTCCGAGCAGCGCCCTTACCAATGCGCCTTGGATAAGATTGCCAGAACGCTTCGAAGTCAGCTGTTTGATTTGGATGCGCCATTTTGGCACGTGAAGATAATGTATTATTATTAGCTAATTCTAGCTTAGTAATATTACTTACTACTTCGTGTGCCAATTTGGCGTCACCATTTTTGTCAGTCATGTCTTCCTCCATAGAAGTTAATAAATAAAAATTAGGTTTGTTTGGTTTTCTCCATACCTTTATGTAACCATTAAGTTCTAACCATTGGATACATCTAGTTACTGTTCGGATAGGTATTAGCGTATCAGAAGATAGCTTCTGCTGAGAAGGAAAGCATTCTCCTTCAGCATTGCTGTATGTAGACAATGCGATAAAAACAACTTTTGCAGTAGCATTTTCTACTGGCGTTAATGCAGTATCTACTATAAGATCGTAAATGATCACGTTGGTTCTCCATCACCTTGATTGTAATATGACTAGGGGCGCTCTTCCTTCAACTGGAGCGTCCCTTTTTTTATCACAAAATTATTAAGTAGGCCACAACTCTCTATTGTTGACCAAGGTATAGTAGCCAACCTTCTTGCCATCCCCAACATCTTGAAGATCACAAGCTATAGGCCAGCCATTTTTCTTTAAGTCATAGATTCTTGCAGATAATCTCAAGCATCCAAACTGATACAATGCTTCGAGTGGCGTAAGTGATTTACCTGTCTTTAGGTAATGCAGGATCTGTTTGTTCTGTGTCATCTTGGTTCTCCATTAGTTGTTCAAACACTTCGCCTTTTAATATTACAATTGTTTGTGGCTCTCCGTGTCTGCGTTTGTAGATAGCTAAGTCCCTACCTTCTAACACACTGAAAGGACTAGGGAAATTTGATTTGTCTCTGTATTTTATTTCTCCTACCAGTTCGTGTCCCATGAGTTCGACTTTGATGTCGCCTCTATATTCTCCTCCCAGCGCTCCTGAGAGGGGCTGGCGTTTCGCTTTGATACCGATTTTCGTAAGCCACTCCACGATTTTTCTTTCGTGATAGTATCCTTTAGACTTATTTTTGTTTGCCATTTGTCACCCTCATAACAGTCGAGACAAATAATCCAGTGTTTATTCTTTGTCTTTTCGTGCTGGTTTCTAAGGATAGCAACAAAGTATGCGACTTCGAGCTCGCATGAATCACACGTTGCTGTCCCTCTTTCTAACTTCGATTTGATACCCAAGAGCGTCTAACCAACACACAAGCATGAACCCAGATGGGATTCTCTTGTGTGTTTCCCACTTGTGGACAAGTGAAGCAGTGCAACCAATGTCATGAGCCAAGGCTTCTTGGCTTAAACCTTGCTCTGATCTTGCGTGTATCAACTCGTTCACCAGATTCTCGTAGTTCTCTGGTATAATCACGGGCTTTTTTAAGTGCGTAAAGTTTTTCAATTTTAGTCATCACCTTGATTGCCGTAAGGTATCTTAGTTCTGTCTTTAGATTAATCGTACGATAATAGGTAGAGGTAGGGATACCAGCTTGTTTAAACGCTTTCAGAAGAGACATGTCTGTCTCCTCTGCTCTGTCTTTTAAGGATTGTAGGTATGATTTCATGCTGCATAATTGCAGCACAAACATTATTTAGTCAAGCTTTTGTCCAACCCCATAGTCTTGATTTAGTTTTTGATTTTGTTTTTTGCAGATGTTCTTCGTGCGCATCTCTGATAATCTCAACGATGTATTCTCCTAATGTTTCGCACTTAATTTTGCGTGCTTCTGTAGCTAACCAATCAACTTGTTTGTCAGTGAGTGCATCTAAGATTGCAGAAACATTACCAAGTCGCATGTAGTTTTTGTGATGATTATTACCTGAGATTGGTTTTACAGATGGGCGTTGTATTACTCCAGCATCTCGGCCCCTTCGCAAAGCACTATTGATCTTTCCGAATTTCCATCCTGTTTGGTGAGATATTTGGTGAGCAGACAAACCTTTTTTAGATAGTTCCCATATCTTAATGGTATCAGGAGAGCGCTCATAAGTTCTTGTGTATTCCATATCGTTTCCTTTTATTCAGCTGGTTCTTTATCAAGAACACTGTGGATAACCACGCCTGATTCTTCGAACACCTCGATCCACACACGAGCGCCACAGGACAGAGGGTTGTCGGGTTTGTATACCAAGCGACATGGGCTGTTGATAAACACCTCGTTGGCGTAAGTGTTTTTGCTGCGACACTTGACAGTGAACACTGGGTTACATTCTCCGCTTTTAGTGTTGGCGCGGATCACATGCTGGTTAACGTGGATTCTAGTTAAGGCCATTGTTCTTTCCTTTATATGAACATGTATTTAGAATTTGATCTCATCATTGAGTTCTTCGTACTCATGATTAGCTTCCCATGCTGACGTTGCACGGACTAAGAATTTATCCCTATTAAACTTAGGGTTAGTAGCTGCAAGTACGTCAGCAATAGAGTGAAGGTGAGAGGGCCAGCTTACTAGCGGCCCAATCTTATCAGCAATAAATTCATAGTGACCTCGGCTCATCCGTGGTGTAGTCATACTAGTTCTCCTTGTTGAATGAATGCTTTGTGAGTCATTGCTTTGGCAACCATATCTTCCCGATTGCGTCGAGCAACTTCTGGATTGCGTAGCTCTGAAGTATGCGAAGCCCAGTAAGTCATGGCATTGTACAGTGCCCACTTGTTATTACCTAAACTTGCACGTTCATTGTCCCAGATACTCAGCAAGTTCTCTAACTGTCGCTCGTTTGATTTATGCACAAGCTTCTGACGCGATGGTGTCTTAGCTAATGTATGCTTGAAGAAGTATTCAGCCATATCGCTGGACACGTTTGTCTTCATCCACTCAACCCACTGGTCTCTGTTGTTCATGAAGGTATCAATGCCGTTGACCATCTTGATTGCACTGCCTTCGACGTTGATTGATTGAGTGTGTTTGAATCTGCTTCGAGCAGTACCAACTGGTGAGGTGCATCCATTCAAGCACCATAACCGTAAGCCATCGGCTGCTTGAGAGAAAGACCATGATGCATCGTATGAATTAAAGAAGCTGATACGATACTTAACGATGTCACCAACAGCTGGTTCGATTGTGATATTATTAAATAAGATTTCACCTCGAAGCTTACGACCACCTTCGATGACAGTAGTAGTTAACTCGTAGTCATCAGATAGATCAGCTTCTTTGAGTGCATCCATTGTACTGTTGACCACATCATCGTGAGTTAGAATGCGATAGCGTGAGCCGTGGACACCAAGTACTTCCTTGGTATCTGTACGCATGACGACTTGAGTGCCATCGATTTGATTGCCGTACATATCGTAGGCTTCTTGTGTTTCAACTGGAAAGTCCCAGTCGTTGGTTGAATTTAGTGTACTGAAGTCAAGCATTTGCTTTTTCCTTTTTGTTTGTAGCATTTAACTGCTGTGCAGTTCTGCTTTGTAAACTAAGACATTGGTGTCCCAACAGGAGGCATAAGAATAGCGCCAACCTTTCAGTCAGCGCTTGCTCTTAGTTAGAGGATGTAAAGCAACAGTAGTATTGTTGCTCCGACGCAAACTACTCCGATGGTAGCTTCGATGTATTCTCTAATCATTGTTACCTCCTTGGTAGAGGTGGGGCTTACGCCGCCACCCTTTTCTTGAGAGCTTCGATCTTAGATGATTTCATCATCGGCGCACGTTTTTTTGGAGTGGGTGTCCATTCGAGCCCATCGCTGATGATGGTGTATGCTGTAAGATCTGCGTGATGGCGCTCCTCCATGTGTTCGAGCTCTATCTCCATCCGTTCGATGAGGTTCATGATTCGCATCTGCGGTGCGTCACGACCTTCGGCTACTGCCGTTTCGAAGTCTGACAGTGCGTCTGCCATCTGCTTCTTCTTGTAGACGAGACCGTTGTGGCTTGTGTAACAAGCGTCGCGTGCAATGTTCTGCATCAAGTAGTCGTTGCCATCAATCTGATGGTATTTAATTACTGCGAGTTTAAGCTCGACAAGTTTTGATGTACCAGTAGTCATATCTAGGTTCTCCTTAGTTGTATCTCGAGGACCATCCTCTCGATGAAATGCAAGAGAACCATCCTCCAACCCTCTTCGGGTTCACAGTTCGCAACATCTTTCCGCGCCTGCCAGTATCTCTAGGGATCACAAGGATGGGAATGACAATTACCATCTGCTCTTTGCACACAATCGCCAAGCTATAAGAGAAGAAAGGAAAGTTGTTGCGAACTGTTGGAGGATGATTCACGCCAGCATAAGTCGAGAGGATGACCGCAGAGATAACTGAGGAGGGCCGCAGCTATGCGGTACGTCAACACTTGGCGAGCTTACACCTCTCAGTCTTTGTAGTATTTGTAGTAGTCGTAGTACTCTGATGTACTCTTTGTGCGTTGACATAGGGGTTCACAGAGGTGTTATGTCTGGGGGGAGAGAGGGAGAGGGGGGCTAGTAAGGAGATACAAATGAGTAGTATAGAACCACGCAAGCTTACAAGACGACAGGTAGCGTTAGTTGATGCATATGTAGCAAACGGTGGGAACCTAACCAAGGCAGCCCAAGCCGCTGGATATGCGGAAGGTAACTCAGGAAGAGTGACTGCACAGAAGGCAATGAAGACGGTGCATGTGCAGCAGTATTTAATGAAAGCAACGGCAGAGGTATTCAGTACCCATGCTGCGATGGCAGTTGGAAAGGTAGCGGGCTTGGCTTCTAGGGCTAAATCTGAGTACGTACAGCTACAAGCAGCACAGGATTTACTAGATAGAGCTGGCTTCAAGCCTATAGATAGAAGCCAAGTTCAAGTGGCTGGTGATATAAAGGTGTCAATTGATCTAGGATAAACGTTTTCTCCTAGTGCTGCATGGCTAGGGGGTGGGGGAAAAGTCTTGGTGCTAGTTACTGTAATAGTCCCTCACAAACATTATTTCCTAAAAAAGCTCGATGAAGTTATTTTTGTGCAGTTGAAAAATATTTCTTACTGAGTAATGTCTCCGCATGAGTAGATTTAAAAAGAACCCCGAACCGACTCCTGTTCCTCTTAGTTCTGTTGAGGATGAGGATACTAGGACTGCGATGGCTGCTGCGTTGGCTAGAGCGCAAGCTGCATTGGTTAGGAAGCCTACAGAGGGGTCTAGTGAAGATGGTTAAGAAGGCGTTTCAGAATCCAAAGGGCGGCCTGAATGAAAAGGGTCGCAAGCATTTTAAGGTTAAGGCTCCTGTTAAGAGTGGAGACAATCCTCGTCGTGCTTCTTTTCTTGCTAGGATGGCTGGTGTTAATGGGCCTGAGAGAGATTCTAAGGGCAAGCCCACTCGTCTTCTTCTTAGTTTAAGGGCATGGGGCGCTAGTTCCAAAGCTGATGCTAGGGCAAAGGCTAGGGCTATTAGTAAGAGAAACAAAAAGAAGAAGGAAACTTGATATGTGTTTTGGTGGTGGCGGTAAGAGCTCTCAACAGCTTTACGATGAGAAAGACAAGTCAGACTTAGAGAAACCACTTCCTTCTCTGAGCATGACAGGCGAAAGGGGTAGGACTTCTTCTGATAAAGAAAAGAAGAAGACTTCTAAGAAGAAGCGTCGCAATCTTCTTAATCCAGAAGGGATTGATCTAGATTCCCAATCCACTGGAGGATTTTCTACAACTGGTAGCAGTATTCCCGGTCTTTACTAATGAGCACCGTAAACAAAGCAGGTAATTACACCAAGCCCACTATGCGTAAGTCCTTGTTCCAGAGGATTAAGGCTGGTGGCAAAGGTGGTAATCCGGGGCAGTGGTCTGCTCGTAAGGCGCAGATGCTAGCCAAGCAATACAAAGCTAAAGGAGGGGGATATACCTCATGACACAAATTACTTTTTCAAACTCAGGCAACTTTTTAAAAATGCTTTTTGAGCTTCGCAGCCAAGGCGTTGCTTGCTCTGGCGCTTCTGGTGATTGTGGTTTTTACTACATTAATATTCCAAAAGGATGAAGTCTTCTCAGAAGTCATTAATCAATTGGACTAAGCAGAAGTG